AGTGATAATTACCCAAATCATACAGTAAATGAATGGGCATTGTCCTTTTCAAATACTGCCGATATTATGTGCGAATCAAAAAATAAAAATCTTGCAACAACTGAACTTTATAATAAGTTTAAAGATCAGTTGATGTAACCAATTTTGCATAAATATTTCTATCTACAATAAACGTGCAATACATTGTACTAAAAATATAGGAAATATTTAATGCATTTGAGTGAAATTATACATGGAGTAGTGCAATCTTATATTGCAGAAAATAAGCAAAAAAAGCCAATATATGATTTTATCAATCCATTGCCAGTTGCAAAAGGTAAAATTGTTTCAGATACAATGGATATAATCGACGAAGTGTATGAATATATGTATCCTGACGTTCCATTTGTACAAAGGAATATGTTATATGGAACACGAATGGAAGTGCCAATTAAATCTATTAAGTGTATTGAAGAAAAACTAAGCTCCGAGCATATTAAAAATATCGTGAAAAATAAAGGCGATTCTTTTGAACCGCCTTTGCTATATCTTGCTAATGAAATATACTATGCAGCTGATGGCAACCATAGAATTGTCGCTAGTTATCTTCAAGGAAAGAAAACAATATATTGCAATGTATTAAGTTTAGATTTTTTCAATACTGAGGACTAAAATGAAAATAAAAGATGTAATAATCGAAGCAGTAGATCATAGAGAGCTGCAAGTTAAACTTAAAGCAGCAATTTTACAAGCAATGGACGATACGCTTCGAGCATTGGTTAATCGATTAGAGGAAGACGATCCTACTGACGAGTTATTAGAACCCCCTATAAGCATGAGATCAGAACTTAACTTTAACGATCCAGACTCACTTTTTTCTACAATGTTAGATGCAATGTCTAATAGAATATATGAAAAAACATTAGTTAGAGTTCGGTTTGATGCGTTAGGACCGTCAATTCAAGCAAAAGCTGTTGGAAATGAATATATAGTCGTTAATATTAGCTTAATAATGGATATGGTGTCTGTTGTGATAGACTCTATGCATATGATGTTAACAGATGTGTTAGAACTAGATAGTCTAGGGTTTAACTACGATGATGATGAAGAAGAAGAAGAAGATGAAGATGCATACATTCCAACAGTAGGTGAAGCGATTTCGGTATTGAAAAAAATGTTTAATACTTGGAATTTTATGTTTAGAGAATATCGAGACGTGACAATTCCTTTTGTAACAACTCTTATCCATGAAATTGGACATTTTATCCAAATTTCAAGACAACTGCATTATCAAAAAAACGTAGACGCACTTGAGTACAGATCCTACTTAATGAAGGATAAGAAAAAGTTTGCGGAACTAATGAAAAACAAAGACACTGATTACAAATTTAAATTATATTATGCTAGTCCTCAAGAAATAGCTGCGTATGCACAAGAATCTGCTTATGGGATTATTTTAGAGATTTTAGGTACTGTATTAGATTCTTCACTTGAAAACAAAGATTCTGTACGTGATGTTTTATTTAAGTTGGATCAAGCAATATTAGGCTTGTCAAATAATACAACAAGTTATCAGATTATTCAAACGTATCGAGATTTTTTCTATAAACCTGCAAATAAAAAAGAGTTTGCTATCTATAAACGATTCATTAAAATTGTATATCAACAATTAACACAATATAGAGCTAGTTTAATTGATCGTATATCGGAGTGAATTATATTATGAAAGCAAGTGAATTTATACAGGAAGCAGGAAAAATATCTATCAAAAGTATTGCCCCACCGACTAATATCAGTTCAGAAGAAAAACAAAACGCATTTGCCAACCTCACTCAAACAGAAATAGATCAATTAGGTTCTCCTAAATATATTTCAAAAGAAATGTGGCCGCAATTTAGAAAATGGTTGGTACAACGTAGTCTAGCTAGTAATCCATTGCTTAATCCTGAGCTCACAGCATACACTCCTGGCGAAACACTTGCATTATTTAAGCATCCTGAGATTGCTAACTGGCATCGAGAAATTGTTAAGTATGAAGTTCCCTCTAAATATAAAATGGTAGCATTTGTACCTTGTGGTAAAACTAAACCATGGGCAAATGCTGCTCGTGGAATATACAAAAGCTATAACAGAATTATAAACGATAATAAATATCCGGTTTATTTTGTAACAGTGTCTGAACCATTAGGAATTGTTCCTAGTAGTTTATGGGGGGATTTCCCACAATATGATAATCCCGGATTATTCACAGATGACACACAACAGTCTGGCGGCTTATTCACAGCAGACTGGAAAAAATATTACGGTACTGGTAAACAAAAAATGCCATTTGACACTGCTGCATATTCGCAATGTATCAAAATTTTAGGCGATGTAATTAATAAGTTTATTGAAAATAACTCTCAGGTTAAGTACGTTAGTTTTGTTGAAGATAAAATATTTAAAGTAGGTGCTACTAAAGTTGGAACACATAGCGCAATGCTATCACATACTAGTAAAATAGACCCTGAGAACCGTTATTTAAAACGTGCAGCAGCTAGAGAAGAACCGTACAATTATATTGACCAATCATTAGCAACACATTTTAACAAAGAGAGGGATTTATGAATCACAGCGATAAAATTGTATATCAACAATTAACACAATATAGAGCTAGTTTAATTGATCGTATATCGGAGTGCATTATATTATGAAACTACATGAAGTAATTTCATATAGCAATTATAGAGATGAATTGTTATCACTAGTTGACAATGCGTTGCATGATACTGTTGCTTCTATTGGTGAGATATTCTATCAACAATATAGTAATCAAAAATTAATATCTTATGATGATTTTTATTTATTTTTAGATAAAACTTTACTACGGATTTTAAAAAATAATATTATAAAAAAGTTTAGATATTTTACAAAACATATATTAAATATGGAATTAGCAGATACATTAGAGATTCAATTTTCAAAAAATTTAACAGTACCTGGCCAAGCGTCAAACACTGAAATTTTATTAAATATAGATTTACTTGATGCTATTTTGGAAAATTTAAAAAATAGTATTACACAAGAATTATTTAATCAAAATGATTTTGATGAAACTAATACAATTCATAACATCCAACGTGCATACAAAACTATTAAATCTATTAAATTTAAAAGTCCTATTTACAAAATAAGTAATTCTGTTGCAAAACTAATTTATGTTTTTATACATGAATTAGTACATATGCAACAAGATTTAAAACAGAATAAACAATCAAAAGAATATCGATCATATTTAACTAATGATCAGCAAATCTTTAATAAAGCAATAGATTCAATTATGTCTGGTAAAAGGGACAAAAATGATTTAAAATTATATTTGTCTAGTCCACAAGAAATATCAGCATATGCAAACGAAGCAGTATTATACATCTTACATGAATTAATTGAAGATAATATTAATTATGCTAGTATTGAAGATATAAAATTTTACCTTAAACGGTTATCAATCTTTATTAAAAATGGCAACTTTATGAAAGAAGAATATTATAGTAGCATAATGGCAAACTATGCTTCTTATTTTGATAAGACTAATTATTCAGAATATAAAATATTTAAACGATTTTATAAGTTAGTCGGCAAGTTATTATTAAATTATCGAGATAATCTCAAACAACTTTTAGATAAAAAACAGGAATTACAATGAATTATTTAAATACAATGTATGGAAAAAAACACCAGCAGTCTTCCACTGATACTAAAAATCCTAACAGAGTTGCAGGTGGGTTAAAAGGGCAAGGAGTAGACCATTTTGAGCTACTAGGAGAAAATGGAGTTATTCAAAAAATACCTACTCAACGATATGTTCAAGCACTTGAAGCACAATTACGAGTACAACGCGAAGCATTAAGTCGAATAGAGAAAAAAATGTATAGTATACGGCAAACATAACGGAATACCAATATGAAAATGATAGAAATAACTGACGACATGATTAACGAAGGTTGGAAGGATTTAGCAGCAAGTTTAGGGATTGGTGCAGCAGTTACTGCAGGAGCAGGTGCTGGGTTAATGAAAGTTAAAGACTATAATCATCCAGACTTTACTAAAGACCCTACTTATCAAACTTATTCGCAAGAAGAATTGGATAAAATTAGAAATCCAACATCTCAAGAAAAATCTCCCAAGATAGACTCAGTGTCTAAAAGTACACCTAAATCAAATGCAGATCAGCCTAAAACAGTAAAGACTACTAAACAAGCAGCTACTGTTAAATTATTAACTAAGCAGCCCAGTGAAAAAACATTGTTAGATGCTGCGAAAAAAGCTGGAATCAAAGGAACAGAATTAGCAGCATTTATGGCACAAGCAGCACACGAATGCCAAAATTTTACTAGAATGGTTGAAACTAATCCTAGGATTAAAAGTTATTTAAAAAATAAAAGTTTAGGTAATAAAAATTTAAATGATGCAAAACGATTTATCGGTAGAGGTTATTTTCAACTTACTGGTAGATGGAACTATAATTGGATGGGTAAATTGTTAGGTGACGATTTTACTAGTACTTGGACAAATGCAAATAAATTATCTGAACCTGAAACTGCTGCAAAAGTTGCTATAATGTATTGGAAAAAAAGAGTAAGACCACATGTAACTGATTTTACAGATATTAAACAAGTAACTAAACGTATTAACAGTAGCTTAAATGGGTTAGACGATCGAACTAATAAGTATAACAAATATGTTTCCTCTATGAATACAACTGTTGCTAACAATACTTCTACTGCAACTGCAAAATCTGGATCATAAATGAAGATTGTAGAAATAACTAATCGAATCTATATTTCAGATCAGCAATGGAAAAAAGAGATTAAGAATAACGTCTATCCAGATGATCGATCTAGGGCTGCGGTTGCTGAAATATCTCCAGATGACTTTTTATTTCTTGCAGACGATAGCAACGGACAAGCATCAGACCGTGCATTACAGTACGGGCAATTTGATAATGAAAAATTTACAAGCGATTGGTTACCTACTTTAGATATAACTATAGATGGCAAAGTTTATGATCATGAAGGACGAGCAAGAGCTACTATGATTAAAAAATCAAATATATCTAAAATGCCAATAATACTACGTTTGCCAGCTAACAATAGAGTTAAGTCTAAAGACGAATTTCCAAACATAATAACACAGCAATCTGGATCAAAGGCAAAACGGATTAACATAAAAGAATTGCTTTCTTATAATTCGACAAATCCATTTAAATAATGAGAACTAAATACGATTATAACATCAGCAAGGAGTAATAATGAAACAAACATTAATTAATATGAAAAATTGGATTATTGAACGATCTAAAGAACGCACTACATTAGACGGATTAATATTATTGTCAGCATGTGTTGCATTTTTAATTGTTCAAGAGTTTACCCAGTATGTTGCATACTTTGGTATAGGTTATAGCTTATGGACTATGTGGAAAAAAGAAAAAATACAATTTATAGAAAAATTAGTCCCAAATATTGTAGAAAAACCTAAACCCAAACCCAGAGCAAAATCTAAACCTAGAGCAACATCTAAGTCTAAAACAGCATCAAAGACTAAATCTGTATCTAAAACAGATACAGGTACTGCTGCATAAAAAATAATTTTAAATACCTTTCTTTATTAAGAGATAGTGCAAGTACGCCTATCTCTTTTCATAATATAACTACTATACATTATTTTTGCTAGTATTTGCAGAATGCAGCAAGTACGCATCCCAGATAAATATATTAAACATATTTCTAATAAATATACAGATTTTAATGGAGCAAAATAATGGCAAAACAAGAAATTGATATCGGTGTTGAAGGTAATGACGGTACCGGAGATAGTATACGAGAATCATTTAGAAAAGTAAATGAAAATTTTAACGAATTGTATGCTGTTTTTGGTATAGGAGGCCAGATATCATTTACTGATTTAGGCGATGTTCCTGATGCATATAATAATAATGAAAATAAAGCAGTTATTGTAAAATCAGACGGGTCAGGATTAACTTTCTTAGAACTAGCAAGTAACAGCGCATTAGATAATACAGCCGATACTATTGGTTTTGATTTTACAGTTGATGGAAAATTAATAGTACGTCAACTTTCATCAAAATTAAGTAACGACCCGAAAGCAGAATTATCAAGCCCACTTAATGCAAATTCGTATGCTATTGCAAATGTAGAAGTATCATCTGATGCTATTGACTTGTTTAACAATGTTCATAATACTGATTTCACGTTAGATGCATTAGTTATTAACAAAGGGTATGCAGATCAAACATATCAAAAAAAACAAATTTCAGGAAGTGGAATTAGGATAGGTGATGAACCTCAAGATACTAGTAATTATATTTTAACTACATCTACAATTTCATCTGGATATTTATACATTCAAGATCATGGATTAACTTCTGAATATACCGGCGGAGCTTACATTTTTAACTCATCAGGTTCAGATCCTGCAGGTGTAGTTTCAGGTGAAATATATTATATACGTATACAAGATGAAAACAATATTGGATTATATTCTTCTGCAGAAGATGCTATTAATAATGTTAATAGAATATTATTAACTGGCGGAACTGGAGAATTTACGTTAACAGACTTGTACTACGATCCGTCGCTATTAGGAAACTGGTTATCTAATTCTGTACTTCCAAGATATGCAGTTGTACGGCGCCAAGGAGATACAATGGAAGGACCATTGTACTTATCAGATCATCCTGGCGATTTGTCCGGCACAGGAACTCCTAACGATGCTACTGATTTGCAAGCAGCTACTAAATTATATGTTGACAATGCTGCAGTAACTAGCAATGTTAATCTATTTGTAAACACATCCGGAGACGATCGTCAACTGTCAACTCCTATAGGTAGAGAAGGAAGATCACCCGGCTATGCATATCGAACAATAAACGCTGCTGCTAGAAAAGCAGAAGAACTTATACTAGCAACTCCATACGAGCCCGGCCCTTATATACAAACAATTACATATGGTAATAATAGCAATAATTCGACTATTATTACATCAGGAATGAGCTCCCCAATTTCCGGTCGTAATAATTCTAGAACACTTATTTTAAAAAATAAAGTGTTTATTGTGAATGAAGTTATTGGATTTATAAAATCTACTTATCCAAGTTTTTCTGACAATTACGATATTGAGCTATGTCAGAGAGATATAGAATTAATTTTAGAAAGTGTATCATTAGACTCGTTATCTGGAAACAATGCTAATTACTTATCTCGATGGGCTGGCATTCGATACTACTCAAATATTAGTTCTAGGAATGCAATTAGTAGACAAAAAGTACAAACTGTTGCTAGTATTGAATTTGTAAGAGATTTAGTAGTAGACTATATTTTAACAAATACTGCGGTAGATACTATGTATCAAACAAAGTATACACAGTATATAAATGAAACTGTAGTACCTGACTTACAAGCAGCATCTGTAATAGAAGCGAAATTTAACGTAGTATTAACTGTAATCGAATCTGGAGTATTAGGAGCGCCTGGTGTTATTGACGGTGGAACTACATATAAAATTAATTTATCCAATGGCAATAATGGTCATGTTGACCAAGCAGATCCAATTAATACAGACATTATACCTGGGAAAATAGTTAGAGGAAAACTTTCAGGAGCTGTTGGCAGAATCATCGACTATAAGTACGAAGCAGGGCCTAGAGCAGTTAGTTTACTTGAAACAGATGAGATAGATGTTCAGCTATTAGAACCAATTGAGTTTGAAAATGGCGAAGAACTGGAATATGGTAATATTGTAAGAAATAATCATATTGCTATATTTGTTGAATCTGGCGTATATGAAGAAGATTTCCCTATACGATTACCTCCGAATGTATCAATCTGCGGGGACGAATTACGTAGATGTGTTATTAAACCTAAAAATAGAATATCTCAATCTATTTGGGCTGATATGTATTTTTATCGTGATGCAGAATTTGACGGTATGGTATTAGGTAAAAGTAATATAGAAACTATTACATACGATGCTCAAACTGATGTATATCGCATACCCGGTACATATACTGTAAGTTCTTACATTTCAGAGTTTTTTGGAAAAGATGCAGTATTTAGAATAACAGTAGGAAGCGGAGGTGAGATTTCAAATGTAGAAATATTAGAGTTTGGAACATCATTTCAAAAAGATGAAAGAATATTTATAAAAGATGCACAATTAGGTAACAACGGTGCTGCAGATATTGTGTTAACTGTTACTAAAGTTCCAAATGGTGTTGAATATATAAATCCGTTAACTCAACGAGTTGACGGATACTTTGGCAGACATTATCTCACTGATCCAGCATTGACTAAAAATGTTGGCAGTGTCTATGAGAATGTTGGAAGATGGGTAGCTGCTACTGAAATTATTCGTGTTAACAAACTTTTTTTACAGGAACAAGCTACAAATTATGTAGAATATTTTTTCCCTGCATATGTACTATCTGGAGATTATTCAAGATCGATCTTTTTCAAAAATATAGGTCTTATTATTGATGGATTAATTAATGATTTAAATAACGGTGGCAATGAATATGCTTTAGAACTTCAAGGAAAATTCTACGATATTGCGAATCGTTATAATGCAACTTCTGAAATTAATAATTCAATTCGTTTTATAAACACGCTATTAACACAATTGTACAACGCAGAAGAACCGGTATTAACATATGGAACTGAATCAACTAAAACATACGATCACGATATTTCATTAGGAATTGCTGATCCGTTTGAATGGGCTCCAAGTACGCTTTATAAAGAAAAAGAAGTTGTTAAAGTTTTAGCATCGGGTGTATATTACTATTATGTTGCAACAAAAACACATACGTCATCATTAGAATTTGATTATTTAGAAAGTATTAATTATTGGAGAGAAATTGACGGTGTTTATGCTGCAACTGAAAATTTAATAGATACTATTGTTTATTGGTTTGATGGTGAATATAATCCTCCACTAAACAATAAAGACTTAGATGTATTTTTATTAAATGATGCAACTATGATTAGGAACATATCAGTTCACGGTCATGGAGGATTTATGGGAGTACTTGATCCTGAAGGCCAAGTATTAACAAAATCACCATATATTCAAGGATCTTCGTCGTTTTCAAAATCATCAAACAAACAATCATTCAGTGGTGGTATCTTTGTAGATGCATTTGTGGGAAATACTGCTGTTCAAGTATATGAAAAAATAGATGGAGATCCATTTAGAATTATGGTTCAGAGTTATGGATCTCAAGCAGAACCACAAGGATTATTCGTCCGTAGACCTGAAACACCTAGCGTGTTTTATATAGATGGAAAACGATTTCAAGTTAATGCAATTGCACAATATGATCCAGATTTAGGTATAGCAGAATTAAAATTAGATTATAGTTCAAATAACAATCTTGGTTTTTCTGGAGTAACTAGTAGTTTATCTACAGGTGTTAACTTAAATGATTTATCTAGTCCAATTCCTATTACATTGCAAACTGCAGGTAATAGATCAATATTAGGTAATGACTTTACTAATATTAACGATTTAGGTTATGGATTAGTAGTTGCTAATGGGGCATTGTCAGAACTAGTATCAATGTTTACATATTATTGCTGGGCATCATACTATTCAAAAAATGGATCACAAATTAGGTCTTTGTCTAGTTCAAGTTGTTACGGTGAATATGGATTAGTAGCAGATGGGTTTGACCCAAATGAAATTCCAGATGATATTTTTCTAGCTCAAGATATGGTTCAATCAGCTAGAACTTTTAATGCTAATGTTATTTTAACATTATCTGGGGGTGTAGTAGTTGAACAAGGGCAAGTATTAACGCAAGTGAGTAGCGGTGCTTTCGGCACAGTTGTAGTTGATTCAAGCGATACTTCAGGGTCAACTGTAATTTATCTTATCAATGTTCAAGGAGCATTTGATTTAACTAATGAATTGGAAATTACTGAAACAGCACTTGGAGCTCCTACTTCTGTAGCATTAGGTGCAAACAGTGTGCCAGTTTCAATTGATCCAGATGGGTACACAAACCAATTGGAAAAATTGTTCTTGTATGCATTCGATTTTAAAGATGTTCCATCATCAAGATCTGAATTTGACATATATCATGAAACTAAACAAATCTTTGCTAGATACGAAGTAGCAAACGTAGAAAAAACTAATGCGTGTGTAGGAAGATACGAAAATGTAGGAACATCGATTCCAGTTACTAAAGATGTAACTAATCCTCTTGCTAACAATGCAGTATTTACAATTTATAAAACTATTCACAATGGGTATTCTGCAGATATAATTTCAAACGGTACAAACTTTACAGTAGGAGATACTATTACAGTTGACGGTAACTTATTAGGAGGTACTAGTGTAGAACATGATGCTATTATTACAGTAACTGAAATTGATAATGGTGATCCTGTAGCATTAACTGGAATTATTACAGCATTTTCAATTGCAGGTACTATTAAAGTTGAAGCGTCGACTCCGATGTTTGACGGTCGTGTATATAAATTGAATTTTTCTACTAGCGAAACTCAATTTAGTCGTAACGGTTTATTAGAAAATGTTCCATATGGTAAAATAATAAATTATAGAAGAAATCAAACACATATAATTTCAGATATTAAATCACAAGAATTAATAGCAATTAGACCGTCAACTGCTATAGTCTTTGATGAAAATACTGATACTGTATATCGTTCGATATCATTTTTAACTAGCGATAGTATAGGCAATGAATTGCCAGATGGAACTGCACAAGTTAGTTTTGATGAAGGTTACGACTATATTCGATTAATCATTGACAGTGCAAGAGCTCAAACTAGTGAATTAGCCGGCTCAGGTACAACTAAAGGTGCAACAATAGGAGATGTGCGGTTAGCACTGCAACCAGTTTCTGACACTAATGAAATATATCGATTAAACAATAATAGCAAGACACCTGAAGGATTTAGGCCATTAGGGTGGAGACCAGAAACATTAGTAGAAGCACCTATTATATCATGGGGTGGAAAAACACATTATGTGTTTAATTATCGAGGTGTTGATTCAGAAGGAAACGAAGTCCCTGTTTCAGAAAATATAGCGTATGCACTTGTTGATCTAGAAGATATTGAAACTATTAACCAAACAGACTCTACAGGTATAGCACTTCCAGTTATCTACGGATCAGAAAATATTACTATTAGAGCAGGGTTGAAAGCAAATCAAACTGGAAACATTACTGTAGGTATTTCAACATGTCGAGTAACTGGGCATGATTTCTTAGACATAGGTACAGGTAGTTATAACAATACTAATTTCCCAAATGTAATTTTCGGAAGCCCAAGTGAAAAAGACAGCTCTAAAGAAGTTACAGAAATTAATAAAGGCCGTGTATTTTATACATCAACAGATCAGGATGGTGTTTTTAGAGCTGGAAGATTCTTTAGTGTAGACCAAGGTACAGGCACAGTTTCGTTTGCTGCTAACATTGCACTTTCCGATGTTGATGGATTAGGATTCAAGCGTGGAGTTGTTATTACTGAATTTTCCACAGACACTGCAATGGCTGACAATGCATCTGATACAGTACCTACTGAAAGTGCCGTTCGAGGATACATTAATCGAAGACTAGGATTTGATACAAATGGAAATGTTATAGTTAATAAAATCGGCCCAGGTGCAATTGCAGCAGATGGCTCAACTATTTTAACTGGAGATTTAAATGCTGGTAGTAACACTATTACTAATTTAAAAGCTCCTACTAACGATTCAGATGTTGCTACTAAAATTTACGTTGACGACTTGATATTAGCTAACAGTAGTAGTGAATTGTTAGCAGATATGAACGACGTTGATATTACAAATATATCAAATGGTCAGCTATTAATTAGTACAGGTTACAAAAAAATATTTGTAATTTCAGGTTCGATTGTAAACGGTCCGTTTGAAGTTAATGATCAGATGGTAGGATCAGTTACTGGAGCAGTTGGTACTATTTTAGGAACTAGAGATTTTCAAAGTTTAGGAACAAACTTAACTGAGATAATTTATACTCCAGTATCTGGAGTATTTAGTGATGGTAAACCTGAAGGAGATTCTCCTGCGGTGGATACTGTTCAAGTCGTCGGAGGAGCAGAAGCTGTAATATTATCAGGACCAGTTGATGAATGGGCGAATGCTGTACATGATAATTTAAGTGATATATCATTTACAAATATTAATACATTAACTGTAGTTAATAACGAAGTTACTGAAAAATATTCGACAATTAATTTCCAAATTAAACCAAATACTATTGTTAATAGCGATGTTTCTGCAACAGCAGGGATTGTACAAAGTAAATTATTACTTAATGCAGCAACTACACGAAGTAATGCAACCGGACTCACGCAATCAGAATTAGGAGTTGCATCGTTTAACAGCACGGTATTTACTGCATCAAATGGATGGATTTCTCTTGCTGACAATGGAATTGATTTTAATAAAATTGCCAGAATTGAAAATAATAAAGTATTAGGAAATTGGGCAAACGATACTGGGTCTGCACATATAGAGCAAATATCTTTTTCTACAGTAGTTACAGAAGGAGGCGCACTGCTCCCAAGTAACTTTACAACAGAAATACCAGCAGCACAAGATCCAGGCTCTGCATTAGTTAAATTGTCAACTGGTACTTTTGGAATAAGTAATATATCAATTACCGGCGAAGCTAACAGTTTAGTAAAAACAAATACAAACGGTAGTGTTCATGCTCGATCCTTAATAATAGGTAACGACTCTAGCTACGAAGTAATGTCGCTAACAGGTACTATGTTAAATTTAAAAACTCCTTCTCAAGGTTTAATTTTAACTGCTGTCGGCGGGTCTGGAGGAACATCACCTACATATCCTGATGTAACTTTTTATGGAAATTTGTCAATAGGCGACGATGCTGGATCACAGAGTGTATTGCAAAGCTTGTCAACTTACAATAACCAGAGTTTCTTATCAACTAATTGGATTTACAGCAGTTTTATTGAAGCACAAGAAGAAAAAACAGCAGCATCTACAGGAATTGCATTAGGAGCTGGAACAGGTAAAACAACTGCAGGACAAGTTGCAATTGTAACAGCAAATACTGGATCAAACTCTAGTGTTACACCGTTTATTTTTGACCGTACAGGTGTAAAACCAGACACTACAAATGTATATAACATTGGAGCATCAAATTTAGTATACAACACTGTATACGCAACATTGTTTAACGGGACTGCAACTACTGCTAGGTATGCTGACTTAGCTGAAAATTATTTAGCAGATAACTATTATACATTTGGCACTGTTTTAATCTTTGGTGGAGAATATGAATTAACTACTACAAATATTAAATCTGATACACGAGTTGCAGGTATTGTATCTGAAAATCCTGCACACTTAATGAACTCGTCGTTAGATGGAAATTTTGTTATTCCATTAGCATTACAAGGTCGAGTAATGTGTAAAGTAGTAGGAAAAGTTAAAAAAGGAGATCTATTAGTATCAAGCTCTATATCTGAGTATGCGTGTGCTATAGATTCTGCAATTCCAGGTACAATAATAGGAAAAGCACTAACAAATAAGTTCGATACCGAACGTGGAATGATCGAAGTAGTTGTTGGTAAACACTAAGATTAGTTGCTAACAATAAGGAATAAAATATGACTATACAATTAATAAATTTAGGGACTAGTCCCAATAGAGGTGATGGAGACCCATTAAGAATTGCATTTGATAAAATCAATGATAATTTTACAGAGTTGTACGAAACTACAGCTCTTACTAGTGAAACAGCACAGCAGTCTCTTTCCGATATAATAACTAATGGAGTTCAAGAAAACATAACAGTGTCTTATAACGAAACTGATAATGTTATAGAGTTTTCTGTGCCAAATACATTAAGCTCTTATATTAACGATACTGAATTTTTAGCTAATAATTCGTCCGATGATATTGTGTTTAATTCAAATCTAACAGTATTAGGTAATATAATAGTAGCAGGAGATTTAGTAATACAATTTAGTGTACCTGTTACTAGTAAAGGTCAAGTATTAGATACACAAGGAGCAATATCAGTAGACTCTACATACATATATTATTGTGTAGAAACATACACAACAGGAGAAGCTGATATATGGAAACGGATTGCCTGGTCAACTGATACTTGGTGATAAGGTGTGCGATAAATATATAAAAATAGGATACATACATGAGCAATAGATTTCCACTAGTGTTAGACACATCTAACAGTAACCAAGTTAAAGAACTTCCTGCAGGCGATAATCTAAATCTCCAAGACTCAAGCATAGTAAATGTACAAAACATTGATGCAATTGGTACTATTAATGCTGCTGCTATTACAGTTAATGGCAATAGTATTAAAGCACAAACAGTTTTAGATTTAGTAGATACTCCATCATCTTATACTGGAAATGAAGGGTCGTTTTTAAAAGTAAACGAAAGAGGAGATGGAGTTGAGTTTAGGTCATTAGAAAATATGGGTCAAATATCTGTAACATCTATTATATTAAACGGTGTTATTATTCCAGAAACTCCTAATGTTGGACTAATAGGCACATCTGCTCGACCTTTTAGAGAAATTAACGCCACTGCATTAGTTGGTTCACTGTACTCGTCATCCGGTGAAATAATAGTAGATGCATTATCAGGAACCATTTCGTATAGTAAAATTGAAGATGCTCCGTCATCGTTGTCAAACTTTGTCGATGATTTACAAGTAGTAACATCTAGCACATTAATAGCTGAAATTGAAAATATTAAAAGTTTAGCCGACTATGTTCTGTTAGATATTAGAGGTGATATTTATAATGATGATAGCAGTAAATTAATAGATATAGGTACTAGCACTTATTTCGGTCATGTTGACGCAGAAAGTATTCGGAGTAGAGAAGATAGAATTTCTTTAGGTATATTTGCAGGTGATGTTGATCAACAACCTAATGCAATAGCAATCGGTGTACAGTCAGGGTATCAAAATCAAGAAAGACATGCTATCGCTATCGGAACATCTGCAGGGCAAATAGATCAAAATTCATACAGTATTGCAATTGGAGTAGAAGCAGGGTATCAGTTACAAGGCTCTAATTGTATTGCAATAGGAAATCGTGCAGGATTTACGAAGCAACATAGTAACTCGATAATTTTATCAACGTCGATATTAAATTCGTTAAACGAAGGTTTTTTTGTTGACCCTATTAGAGTAGAATCTACACAAAGTTTATTATTTTATAATCCAACAACAAAAGAAATTACACAAAATTCAGGAGTGCTACACAGCGATGTAGTAGGGTCAATTTACGCAGATGACTCTACACAAGTAGTTAATGTAGTAGACGGCTCGATATCATCACCATATGCTAATATATTTGAACTGTTATCAGAACAGCTAGTATTAATGCCAGGATCAATCCCATCACAACCTGCTCCTGGAACAATAGCAGTATCGGATGGAATTAGTTGGAATCCAACTGGATCAGGATTACAACATTTAATGATTTATTTAAATAATATCTGGTTACAGATTGCTTAAAGGGAAATAACAATGGCAATAGAATTAATTAATATAGGATACATTGCAAACGACGGAACAGGCGATGATCTAAGAGAAGCATTTATAAAAGTTAATCAAAATTTTGAAGAACTTGATTTAAGAATCACCGGTGACGTAACTGCATCGAATATCGAAGGGGAAGGAGAAGGCATCTTTTCCCAAAAGTTAATATACGATTTACAATTTAAAAAATTAGTTAGTGGATCTAATGTAGTGTTAGAGTCGTCAGACTCTGCTATCACTATTAGTGTTCCAAATGAAAATCTTGCTAATATTACAATATCTGCAGATGAAAACTATATAAACTTAACTGCTAACTCTGAACTGAAAATTGTAGGTGGGGATGGAATTAAAACTAAAATAGAAGGAGATTATCTTGTTATAGATAATACTGTTTCAAAATTAGAAACTGATCCGTTTCCTAAATTATCTAACAGTTTAAATGCACAAGGGCATAATTTTTATACAGTGGGCATCATCGATGCTGCACGAGTTACAGGATCATTTTATGGAACATTAAATGGATCTGACTTTTCACAGTATTCTGCATATTTTGAAAATATGGAATTTGGAGATATTTATCCCAAGTTTAACACTACAATTGAATGGTTAGCACACGAATCTACTATTGATATGGGAACATTTGAATCACCATCGTTAGCAATAATTGATTTTGGACAAGTATAATACAAAGGAAGATTAAATGGCATTTGACCCAAAACTAATAAGTATAAATGTTCGGCAAGGCTCTTACAATAGTAGGTCGATATTTTCAACATTGCAAGGAGTACTGTCAGTTGAAAGTAATGGAAACCCTTTCCCTGCAAATGCAAATATAAATGGAGTTACGTTACAAGATTATAAATTTTCATTTGTAGACAGATGCGGAACAAATACACAAAATCCACAAAAAGTGTTTGATAATTATGTTGGTATTTTGGCAAATGGAGTTTTAATAAAACCGTATTCAACAGAATCTACTATCCCAAACAATAATATTGCAATGCCATCAGGTTTTACAATAAACCGAGGTCATTTTCCAAGTGTTTTTACTATCGATCCGGCACACGGTGTAACAGAACAAATAAGCACATCGGTAAACGAGTATACTTATCGAGACGGTGCATTTCTAACAAATGGATGGAGTATTCAACGATTTTATAACTTTAGTAATGATTATTATAGGACTACTAATTTTAATAGTGATTTTTTTAGACATTCAGACGGACATAGTAAAATTTTAGGATTTTGTTTTGATGGGTATCCAATCTACGGACCATACGGATACAAAACATCTATTAATCAGTATAGTGGAACAAAACTTTTATTAAGTTCGTATCGAACTAAAATTAAAGATACTCATAGACCTTCTGATTGGAAATATGACAAAACATTATCAACAACTTTTGGCACATTATCATTTACTGCAGGAGCGTTTGTTGATGATTATGTATTTTATTATAGTAACGGCGACTTAGACGAGTATAATGGACGATATTGTGTAACTCCTGAATATCCAAAAGGTACTTACGCATATTTTGTAACATTTACAGATGATACATTAAGTGCACCGGCATATCCATATATCATTGGCCCTAGTACTAAACAAAAAATAACATATGTTAATCAACCAACTTCTGCAAGCACAGAGCTATCGACTATATGGAAAGTGCCAACAGGCTCAAATTTAGGAACAATAGTTGAGCGTAGACCAACAGATATATTACTACCGTTAGTAACTTCAACTACTGTTGATACTGAAATAATTAGTGGCAAACTTCCTAGAGGTTTGCGTTTAAATAAAAATCGAATAACTGGAACAGTATTTGAAGTCCAGCATAATGAGTTAAGTACATTTGTTGTTAGAGCATACTTTAATGATTTATTTGAAGATAGAACATTAGAAGTACTAGTAATAGGTCCTGATTCACCCGAATGGCAAACTAATGCTGGATTGTTACCTGTTAATCCTAATAAGAAAAGTGTATTCGTATTAGATAATGAAATAGTTGATTATCAACTTATTGCAACAGATTCTGACATACCGGCAGGAGATGAATTAGAATTTTTTATTGGAAAACATGACGGTGAACTGCCACCAGGATTAACACTATCTAAAGATGGTAGAATACAAGGCATTGTTGAACCTTTATTAAGTCTAGAAAAAATATATCAAGGAGGAGGGTACGATACGGCTCCGTATTCCAAATACCCGTTAGATTTTTATGTTCCAAGTTCAAATGGATTTGCAAGCTATTATTTTGATAGTGTTCCATATGATTTTAGCGAAACTGAAAGACAGCCTATAAAATTAAATAGATACTATCCATTCACTGTAACAGTAACAGATGGTGATTGGTATGTAAGGCGTGACTTTACAATATATGTTGTTGGTGATGATTTCTTAACCGCAGACAATACTATTACGCATGCAGCTACAGGAATTTTCACTGCAGATAATACTAATGTACGTACTCCAGTATGGATTACTCCTCGTAATCTAGGATTTAAACGAGCCGATAATTACACTATATTAGTTTTAGATATTATTCATAATGAAACATTAGATGGATTACCTGTGTATACCCTTGAGGATCTTAATGACGATGGATCAATTAGTGAACTACCACCAGGCTTGTCATTAGATGCATTATCTGGAGAAATTGCAGGAATATTGCCATATCAGCCAGCAGTTACAGAAAACTATAAGTTTACAATTCGTGCAACTAGAATGACGCAAGACGACGAACATATAACTGTTTATGCAAACTTTTACGAAGATGTAATTGCTGGAAATACCAAATTTAAAATATACAAATTAGATTTAACAAGCGATGATAACTTTCAAGATTTAAAAAATTTAGTAAATCAAAAAATCTTATTAGGAGTTCATCAGTATACAGTATTAAGTGTAGATGATTCAAATAGTGATTATGACACAATTACATTAACTCAACCGTTAATTGCACAAATTGACTTTAAATTAAGTAGAACAGCAGCAGCCGGACAAGATTACTTTTTTATTAATCGAATTACAAATGCACAACGAGAACAAGTGAAAGAAAGAGTTATTAAGTTTAGTGAGTATGTATCATATACTATTAATTCTGTTTCACCATATATTGAGTATAGCATAACTAGTGAAAACGATATATATCCAATAAATGTGCCGTATGATTTGGTTATTGGAACAAACTATTTCATAGGAGATATTGTTACAGGAGAAAATGGTAAAATATACAAATGTAAAGTGGATCATACTTATTCTACATTTGAATTATCAAATTGGGATGAAATCGCCGAAACTATTAATCAACTATCAATATCCCAGATAGTATCTGCAACTTTATTAATGTTAAAACATGAATTTAATTATGATGCTTATATTAATGCAGTAACAAGTAAAAATTGGACAGTAATGCTCCCACAAACAGCACATACTACTAATTTAACAAATATAAAAGATATTTTTGGAGATCTTACAACAATACAAGTTCTTCGTGAGAACGAAGATAAAGTACAACTTAATACTAATATTGGACAGCAATTACTAATATACAGAAATATTGGATTAGCGTTACTTAAAGACGACTATTTTACTAAAGATTTTGTAGTAGCAAGTCAGGATGATGTTGTTATGCCAAGTTCAGTTAAGACATTTGAACTTACAGTAATTGGAGAAATTGATTCGAATATTAATTGGATTACTCCTTCTGACTTAGGTACAATAAATTCAGATTATGTAAGCACATTATTTGTTAAAGCAGAAACTACAGTTCCAGATAGTAGCATAGTGTATACATTTAAATCAGGTAGACTCCCATACGGAATGTATATGTCGTATAGTGGGGAAATTATAGGAATTGCCAATCAAACTAGCTCACCCGAACAACCTGGGTTAACAATATTTGATAGTAGATCTACTACGTTTGATGGAGGCATATCAAGTGATACGTCATTTGATAGAGAATTTCATTTTGTAGTCGAAGCTAGAGATAGATTTAATTACTCAGCAGTTGAACGTGAATTTAAGTTATCTGTAAACGACTTTGATAATACCTTATATACAGACATCTATATGCGACCAATGTTAGCAGAATCTACAAGATTATCGTATAGAGAATTTATTAGTAACTCAAGCATATTTACACCAGAAAGCATTTATAGACCTCAAGATAAAAATTTTGGATTACAACTTAATCTAGACATGCTAGTTTATAGCGGCATAGAAGTTAAAGAGATAGACAAATTTGTAGCAGCGGCAGCAACTAATCATAAACGAAAACAATATATATTGGGAGAGTTTAAAAATGCAGTTGCGATATTACCTGGAACTCGTGATGTTGTATATGAAGTAATTTATATTGATGTTATTGATCCTGCGGTACCTAAAATTGGAAAAACTAAAAAACACTTCACTATAAATACTGCTAATAATATTACAGTAGATAGTTTGCAATATGCTGCAAAAGATGACGTTACTGGATATAATTTAGGAACCGAACTGTTACCAGTGTACGGAAGAAATCTTACAAAATTTTTAATTGTATCTAACGATCAACTAATTATAGAAACTCGTAACACTGATGTAGTAGTAAACACTGATATGAATGATTTTGAAGTTATCATAAGAGATTCGTCTACTGCAACTGTAGTTTTAGAACTCGGTGATAGTGAACCAATGCGACGTAGACCTAAATATGCAAATACTTTTAAAGCAGATACAACATCAATTAAAGTAAGTAATAGTAAAGATCAAATTCGATTTATTTCAAGTATTGCTAATATGCGAGATAATATAAAAGCTATTGGAAAAACTGAAAGAGAGTTTTTACCATTATGGATGAGAAGCCCACAATTAGAATTTCAAGAACTGGATTATCAAATGGCTATTCCTATATGTTATTGTAAACCTGGCACAAGTGAAAACATATTAAGAAACATAAAAAACAGCGATTATAATCCACAAACTATTAATTATGATATTGATAGATATATAATAAAACGAACAAAAGATAATTCAAGTGAACAATTTATTTTGTTTGCGAATTATCAAGTTAATGTATAAAATTTAAGGAAAACAAATGACTAGTACAATCATAAGTGAAACAATAGATGCAGAATATCCAGTAGCAGGTGTTGATAACGATACACAAGGCTTTAGAGATAATTTCCAAATTATTAAAGATAATTTTGCTAAAGCAGGAAGTGAGATTACTGATTTACAAGATACTACTGTTAAAATAAATGAAAATAACAATTTTGGATCAACTGGTAAAATTCTAATTAATCCAATATTGTCATTAAGTTCAGTACAATTTAAACGGTCAACAATGGTAATTAATAACGACAGTGTATCGAACAACTTGTCAATATATGTACCAGATGGTTTATATCAAGAAGTTCGCATTGTGATTGACAGCTCAATTGATGAACAAAATATACAAACTGTAGGGTTTAACTTTACAGATTGGCCATTACGGGAAGATTCCAATATTGCAGTAACATCTATGAGACTTGCAGTAACTAGCACTCGTGTAGATAGTGATGTTACTGTTAATTTAAACTTTGATACAGCAACTACTACTAAATACGCAACATCAGCAATTTATGCAAATGATACTGCAACTACACCAATTGGATATGATAATACGGTTAGACTATTAAAGTCAACTAGCCAAGATAATCCTATGATTTTTGAAATTTGGACGCCTGACTCTGGGCAAACATTGTTTGTAGAATGTAAAGGGCAATATGTTTAATCCATTAATTAATGTTTCCAGTATATCACTATCTGAACTTGAAACTGGAACAATAGATTTACAAAGGAAATATTTTCAGACACATAATCCAATATTAAAACAACAAATTGCAGTAGTAATTGATATGTATAAAGAAGAATTGTACAATAGACGTGCAGAGGAAGCTGAAAAGCAACGACAACAATCAGGAATCGAAGGGCTTGACACATTAATTAATATCAATTAAAATAATGTTTTATTAATAATAGTTTGTTGATATGTTAGTTAAAGATAAGTATGGTTTATTAAGAGCATCTGATAAAGATATTGTAGATATCTTATATTCAAATGATGCTAGTAAACTTTTTAATGTATTGTGTGAACCATCTGAAGATGTTGAGAAATTTAATGAAATACAATTTAATAAAGATTTACCAGGTTTAAAATTGTATATGTCATTAGACATTGATGTACTAATGTTTGATGAAATTTTACAAACAGAATGGCTTATGCCTACTAAATATAAAGAGTTTGATGTTTATGATTATTTGTTAAATAAATGTCAAAGTCAACAAGAAGTTGACCGATTGAATGAAGAATTTGAAGTATACATTAACCTTAATTTTTTAAATGTTCTTAAATATGTAAAATTTTTAGTTGACTTAATGAGAGAACATAATATATTATGGGGCGTAGGTAGAGGTAGTAGTGTTAGTTCATTTGTATTATATTTACTTGAACTACACAAAATTAATCCAATCAAATATGAATTAGATTGGCGAGAGTTTTTAAGATAAGGAAAAAGATATGGCTATAAAACGTGAATATAAATCAATGCGTGGAAAGATTGTTGACATGGAGTTGCTCAAAAAGAAAAACGAATTAACTCCTGCAGTCGGTAATGTTAGGGTTAATGCTCGAGGTGACGAGTTAGGTCCAGGTGGAAAGATCATTAAAAAACGTGAAGATATTGTAAAAGAGCATTATGCGCGTGTTGCAAAAGACGACACTCAAAAAAAAACTAATAAAACTGTAGATGCATCTACTAATGAAAAAACAGCAGATTCAATGAATGTAGATACAACAAAAACTGCTAGTACATCCAAAAAAACTAGTAGTCCGACTACAAAAAAAGAAACAATTAAACAACCGCTTTCTGCAGAAGAAAAGAAAATGTTAGAAGATGAGGAATGGGTTGAAGATAAAGACGGAAATTTTGTTCAAAAATAAAAGGTAAACTATATGGGACTTATATCTGGAAAGCCAAGAGCTATTACTAATAGAGTTATAATAACTGATATGTATTTTGGAGAACAGAAAACTGCATCAGGTGTTATTATAAAAAGTGACGACGGTACTACTAGAGGAATTTATCCTAGATGGGGAAGGGTAGTTGATAAAGGAAAAGACAATGTAGACGAGTATCAAATAGGAGATTGGGTTCTTGTTGAACACGGCCGATGGACTAGAAGTTTTACAATGACAGATCAAACTATTGAAACAACGTATCGAATGGTTGATCCAGATAATATACTAGCATTTAATACACATAAACCAAATGATTTGCAAGTAGGAGCGGAATATTCAAACGGCCAATCTGCATCATTTGATCCTCAACTTTTTTCTAATATTTAAATTGTTATAGGTAGATGTCTACCTATAACAATAGTATAATTTAACATAAACAATAACAACAAATTAAATATGAAAATTCAAAACTTTAAACGATATACATCAGTATCCTCTGGCATAAGCACACTAGGCTTAACTGGAGTATCATTAATGGTACTTCATATTACTGGGTTTTTATCTGGATGGGGATGGCCTATTTTATATATTATGTTAATTTTATCTGGTATTGGAAACGAAAATAGAGAATGAAAATACATGCTACGATCGATTTAGAAACCTTAGATACTTGTCCTCAAAGTACAGTTATTACATTAGGCGGGTGTAAATTTAATCCACATTCATCTAAAGAACCATATGACGAATTATATTTAAAAATTTCAATCGATGATCAAAATCGGTTAAGTAGAACAACATCTGATGACACTATTAATTGGTGGGCTAAACAAGATCAATCTATCTTAGAAGAAGCATTAGATCAGACAAATGCAATTACAGTTGACAACTGTTTAACTACCCTTACTAAATGGTTAGTAGGTGTAGACGTTATCTGGGCACAAGGTTATGGTTTTGATATGACTATTTTAGAAGACATGTACCGTTCAGCAGGAAGATCAATACCTTGGAACTTTTGGCAAATTAGAGATAGTAGAACATTATTTTCATGTTGTGCTAAAGATCCTAGAAAATCAATTCAACAAAATTTGCATAATGCGTTAGCAGATGCTATTTACCAATCTAAAGCTATACAAATAGCATTTTCTGAATTAAATATTAAAAAAAATTATTATTGACAACAATATAGTTTGTGTAATATAATTAATTTTATTTGTTTTTTAAAGGTAAATGTATGCAAAATTTATGGGTCGAAAAGTATCGACCAGATACAATTAACGGATATGTATTTAGAGACTCTAATCAAGAAAAACAAATTCGTAAATGGATAGATGAAAAATCTATCCCACATTTGTTATTTAGTGGAGGACCTGGTGTTGGAAAAACAACACTAGCAAAAATACTGTTAAATGAATTAGATGTAAATCCTTACGATATATTACAAATTAATGCTTCACGAACAAACTCAGTAGATGATATTAGGGACAA